ATGGCTGACGAGATCCGCAACTCCCTCTACACCATCCAGCCCACCTTGCACGGCATGTTCGGCACAATGCAGTCCATGACCTACGCTTGGAACGCCCATCAGGGTTTCTGGGATTCCTCCAACAAGGGGGAGAAGATCGCCTTGATGCACAGCGAGCTGTCGGAAATGTTCGAAGCCGTGCGCAAGCACAATGGCCCATCCGAGCACATTCCTGAATTCACCGCCGAGGAAGAGGAACTCGCCGACCTCTTCATCCGCGGCATCGACTACGCCGGCGCCTTCAACCTCCGCCTCGCTCAGGCCATCGTGGCCAAGATGGATTTCAACCTCAGCCGCCCCTACAAGCACGGCAAGACCTGTTGATTTCCACTTGCGCCCTGGGGCCGTGTGCCCCATAATGCAAACCTCCCCAATCAACCAGTGACACCTATGAGCACTCCTTCCCCCCTCGTTCAGACCCAGACTGCTGCAGCCCACCCTGCCCAGCCCTGGGAGCTCTCCAAGCCCAGCCTCTCCGGCTTCAACGTCCTCCTGATGGGCCCTTCCGGCACCGGCAAGACCCACTCCATCGGCACCCTCGTCGATTCCGGCTTGGAAGTATTCTACCTCGCCCTGGAATCAGGCATGGAATCCTTGATGGGCTACTATGCAGACAAGAAGCTCCCCATCCCGGACAATCTCCACTGGCACGTTCTCCGCGCGCCGGACACCAGCTTCTCTGACATGATCTCGAATGCCCAGAAGATCAACACGATGAACCTGGAATCCCTGGCTAAGATGAACGATCCGAATCGCAGCAAGCACAACCAGTTCATCTCCCTCTTCGAAGCCCTCAACAATTTCAAGTGCGATCGCACTGGCGAAGTGTTCGGGGATGTCACGGACTGGCCCACGAACCGCGTTCTCGTCATCGACGGTCTGACCGGTATCTGTGCAGCCGCCCTCTCCCTGGTCGTCGGCGGCAAGCCGGTCCGCAGCCAGTCCGATTGGGGCATTGCCCAGCAGCAGGTCGAAACCCTCCTCCGCAAGCTCTGTGACGGCTGCAAGTGCCACTTCGTCCTCCTGTCCCACCTCGAACGCGAAGTCGATCCCGTCCTCGGTGGTATTAAGCTCATGGCCTCCGCCCTCGGCAAAGCGCTGGCCCCCAAGCTCCCGGCCATGTTCTCCGATGTTATCTTGACCGCTCGCGAGGGTAACAAGTGGCACTGGGACACTGCCAACGCCCAGGCCGATCTCAAGACCCGCAACCTGCCGATCTCTGGAAACCTAGAGCCAGATTTCCGCGCGATTGTCCGCAAGTGGACTGCCCGCAAGGAAGCATCTTGACCTTTCGCTCTTGACACCTGCCCGCCCCCGCTCGACAATCCATTCCCCCACGGCACTTGCATGGCCGCTGTGCAAGCCTCCCGTCAACCTCCCAGCGGCGTTTCCACAATCCTTTTCAGAAAGCAGAGCATATGTCTCAATTCGATCCTACCCAGTTCCTCGACATGCAGTTCACTGAAGCCAACGACACGGTTGTCATCAACCCTGACGATGGCGGGTACCCCGCGCAGATCGAAAAGGCGGATTTCCGCCAGTGGCAGTCCAAAGACGGCACGAAGTCCGGCCTCGCTCTGGATATCACCTGGGAACTCCAGTCCGAAGCCGCCAAGGCCAAGACCGGCCGCGACAAGGTGACTGTTCGTCAAGGCCTGATGCTCGACATGACCGACAGCGGCATGATCGACATGGGCAAGGGCAAGAACATCTCCCTGGGCCGCCTGCGCGATGCCGTTGGGCAGAACATCCCCGGTCGCCCCTGGTCTGCCAGTCAGCTGGTCGGCCAGATGGCCAAGGTGCTGGTCAAACAGCGCGTGGACGGTGACAACATCTACGTTGATGTCAAAGGCGTGACGAAGCTGTAATCAGCAGGAGCCCGTCGACCACGGCCCACGCAGCGTGTAATCTGCGTGGATGTTTCTGCTAGGGCTCGCCAATCCCTGCCAAAAGCATCCCGGGCATTGCCCAGTAAACAAATCGAGGCCTTTGCCCGTGACGCACCAATCTTGCCCTTTTTTTATGCCGGTTAAATCCAGCTCACGTGCCTTGGGCGCCTGGGCAGAACTTGTAGCGGCAGAGATGCTGCTGGCTATGGGGTATGAAGTATTTAGAAATGTGGCTCAGACAGGCCCGCATGATCTAGCCGTAAGGCATCTAGAAAGCGGAAAATTTACAGCTGTCGATGTCACCTTTGGGAGGTACTCAGCCGCTGGCAGCCTAAACTCAAACGCTTTGAGCAAACTGCGCAGTGGCTGTAAAGACGCTGTTTTAGTAGTTACTGAAAGAAGAGAACTTCTTCACGCTACTTTGGACGTTTCTAAGGGCTTGGTATTCCAAGGTAAAAATGGATACCCGGTCGCATTTGAAATTGTAACATCGGAGTCGCTTAAATGACCCGAGTTCGATTTTCCCGCCCCGGGGTATGGCCACACCATACCCGCCCCCGCGCACGCAACCGGCGTCGATTCCGCCCGGTTCCCGGCACATTCCCTCCCCTCCCGCAACCCCGCCCGGCCTAATCCACCGGGCATTCACACTTCAGGAACCATCTCATGCGCTCCATCAAACTGACCGATATCGTCATCAAACCCAATCGCCAGCGACAGGAATTCGATCCGACGCACATCTGTGAACTCCGGGAATCTATCGAGAAGAACGGGCTGCTGCACCCGCCTGTCCTGCGGCAGGAGATCGTCAACGGCAAGCTGCAAATGGTCCTAGTGGCCGGGGAATCCCGCCTCAAGGCCATCCAGGATATCTTCGATCTCGACGGAGAGTTCCTGCATAATCTCCACGCCTTCCGCGACGGCTACGTCCCGTACAGCGACATCGGCGAACTCGATGAACTCGCTGCGGAAGAGGCTGAACTCGATGAAAACCTCAAGCGCCGTGATCTGACATGGCAGGAAAACGCCGACGCGCATTCTCGCTTGCACATGCTGCGCGCCAAGCAAAAAGGCGCAGCTCTGGCGAAGGAAGTAGCCCACCTCCCTGCCGACGAACGGCAAGCTGCCGTGGCCAAGTCCAAACCGCATACCATTGCTGATACCGCTCTGGAACTCTATGGCCGTTCTGACGGCGCCTACCAGGACACCGTCCGCAAGGAAGTCATCGTAGCCCAACACCTTTCCAACCCAGCCATCGCCAAGGCCAAGTCTGTTGACGAAGCCTTCAAGATCCTCAAGAAGGAAGAGCAGCGCGCTGCGAACATCGAACTCGCGAAGACAGTCGGCGCCACCTTCAACGCCGATTGCCACACTCTGCTCAACAAGAGCTGCATCGAATACATGTGGGACGTAACGAAGAATCAGTCCCCCGACGAACTCTTCGACGTGATCCTCACCGACCCTCCCTATGGCATGGACGCTGACAGCTTCGGCGACGGCGCGGGCAAGCTCTCCGGCATCGAGCACCATTACGACGACTCCCTGGAATCCTGGCGCAAGCTCATGACCGAGTGGTGCGCTCTGTCCTATCAAGTATGCAAGCCGCAGGCCCACGCCTACGTGTTCTGTGACTTCGACAACTTCCACGAACTCAAAGCCATGATGCAGAAAGCCGGCTGGTATGTATTCCGCACACCTATCATCTGCCACAAAATCAACTCCGGTCGAGTACCGCTCCCTGATCAAGGACCCCGTCGTCAGTACGAGATCATCCTCTACGCGATCAAGGGAAAGAAGCCTGTCACTCACATCTATCCCGATGTCTTATCAGCTACTGCAGATGATAACATGTCCCATGGAGCCCAGAAACCGGTTGCCGTTTTCCACAATCTCCTGCAGCGCAGCGTTAAACCCGGCGACCGCGTGTTCGACGGCTTTGCTGGTTCCGGGACCATCTTCGAAGCCGCGCATTCACATCAGTGCTATGCAGTGGGCTGCGAAATCAACCCAGACTACTACGGAATAGCACTTCGTCGAATCCAAGGACTCAAGGCCCTTGAAATGCCAGCCTTGATGTGAGGTTCCTATGTCAAAAATTGCCTTCATATTCCCCAGTCATAAGCTAGCTCGTCAGGCGTTCGAGCGCTTTATCATCGTTGACTCTGCGCGCAAGTTCGACGTCAACCAAAGGGTCATCTTCCGAGAAGGGCTGGAAATCCATTTCATCAGCCTCGACAAGGAAAAGCCTCCGGATCAAGACAAGCTCACGGGTATGAGATTCTCTGCCATCTTCACAGATGACCGCGTGGACCCAATTTTCCGAGCTTTCCTCCTGGCCCGGACAAGGGAGGTGATCTAATGCAAGTACGTCCAACAGGCCCCGCCCCGGCCAAGATCATGATTGTCGGCGAAGCCCCCGGCGAACGCGAAGTCCACGAAGGCATTCCCTTTGTCGGCTACGCTGGCCAGGAACTCTCCAAGATGCTCGCGGAAGCCGGTATCAACCGCAATGAATGCTTCCTGACCAATGTCTGCCGCGTGCGCCCGCCGGGTAACGATATCGGCGCGTTCGTCGCCTTGCGCAAGTCAGACATCACCCCGCAGCACGGCATCATCCGTGACAAATACGTCATGCCAGCTGTCTGGGAGGGCATTGAGGCCCTGACACGCGAGATCGAAATGGTCCGCCCGAATGTCATCATTGCCTTCGGCAATCTGGCTTCCTGGGCGCTAACCGGCAACTGGGGCATCATGTCCTGGCGCGGTTCCGTGCTGGAATGCGACCTCAAGACCTCCCTCGACTACAAGCCCAAGGTCGTGCCGGCCTATCACCCGGCGGCTGTCATGCGACAGTGGTCATGGAGGCAGATCGTTGTGCATGACCTGCGCAGGGCGAAGACGCAGGCAGGCTTTCCGGGTATTATACGTCCGGATTATCAATTCATAACGCGGCCAACATTCGAGCAGGCTGAGTACTACCTTCACCAGCTCCTCTCCCTTGTCGAAGCCCGCCCGACAAAGCTCTCCGTCGATATCGAAACCCGCGCCGGCCACATCGCTTGCATCGGCATCGCATGGTCAAAGCTCGCTGCCCTTTGCATCCCCCTGATGTGCGTCGAACGCCAAGCCGGCTATTGGTCCGAGGGCGAAGAACTCACTATCTACCAGCTCACACAACGCCTCCTCACCCACCCCAATGCCGAAGTCGTCGGCCAGAACTTCCTCTATGATGCTCAGTATTTCTACCGTCATTTGCACTACATCCCACGCTTGGTTCGGGACACAATGCTTGCCCAGCACGTCTGCTTCTCAAACATGCAAAAGGGCCTTGATTTCCTCTCTTCCATGTACTGCGAACACCATGAGTTCTGGAAAGACGAAGGCAAGGAATGGGATGAAAAAACCGGAGAAGATCAGCTCTGGGTGTATAACTGCAAAGACGCAGTGATCACTTACGAAGTAGATGAAGTCGAGCAGCGCAATGTCGATTTGATGAAGCTTCGAGAGGTCCACGACTTCCAGCAGCGTCTGTTCTGGCCCGTGCTCCGCACCATGAATAAGGGTATCCGAGTCGATCACGCCAAGCGCGCGGAATTCGCCATGACCCTGTTCGATGAGATCGCCAAGCGTGAGCAGTGGATGTGCGACACCCTCGGCTATCCCGTCAACATCAAGTCCCCGAAGCAAATGAAGGAGCTCTTTTATGACCAGTTCGGACAACGCCCGGTCATCAGCCGTAAAACCGGAGGCATCACCTGCGATGACGAGGCCCTTGGTAAGATTGCTGATCGCGAGCCTTTGCTCAAACCTCTTGTCAGGAAAATCCAAGAGCTCCGGTCTCTTGGCGTGTTCCTCAGCACATTCGTCAACGCCCCTCTCGATATTGATGGGAGAATGCGCTGCAGTTTCAACATTGCTGGCACGGAAACATACCGTTTTAGCTCTTCAACCAATGCGTTCGGAACCGGGCTCAATCTGCAAAATATACCTAAAGGTGGAGGAGGATCAGAGCTTGAACTGCCTAATGTTCGTAGTCTCTTTATCCCCGATCCCGGATATACCTTTTTCGACATTGATCTCAGCTCAGCAGACCTACGAATCGTTGTCTGGGAGGCTGATGAACCGGAAATGAAGGCCATGCTCCGTGAGGGGCTGGATCCATACACCGAGGTTGCGAAGGAATTCTACCATGACCCAAGTCTCACGAAAAAGGACCCTCGTCGGCAATTGTTCAAGGCTTTCTGCCACGGTACCAATTACCTCGGCACTGCTAAGGGCCTTGCCGAGCGGCTTGGTTTGTCTGTCAGTGAAGCCGAGAAAACGCAAAAGTGGTATTTTAGCAAATTCCCTCGGATCAAGCGCTGGCAGGACGATCTCAAGGATCAGGTCACTAAGCGCCGATTTGTCGAAAACGTTTTTGGCTATCGCTGTTACTTCTTCGACCGGATTGAAGGGACGATCTTCAACCAAGCCGCGGCGTGGATTCCGCAGTCAACGGTAGCCTGCCTCATCAATCGTGCTTATGTGGAAATAGACCGGACCATGCCGGAAGTCGACATCCTCCTGCAGGTCCACGATTCCCTGGCCGGCCAATTCCCTACCCACGGCACCACTGATTGGGCCAGCCTGATCGTGCAAAAGGCGGAGATCGCACTCCCCTATTCCGATCCCCTGATCATTCCTATCGGCATCAAGACATCCACCCGCAGCTGGGGAGACTGTGACTAATGACACGGCATTACAACGATTGGCTGAAGTCCTTCATGGACTATGCCTCTTTCGGAGAAGCTCCAGCCCGTATGTATTTCTGGGCTGGTGTGTCAGCAATAGCGGGCGCGCTACGCAGAAAGGTCTGGATAGA